AGAGCTTTGGTTACAGTATATGCATGGTTTTTATTAAGATGATTCGTCATGTAGTCAAAGTATCTGTCTACAGTCTCACCCCAATTCTCTCTACGTTGTTCGTCATCCTTCCACCTTGCATAGCGAGAGAGTGCTATAAAGTTTTGGTAGTCGGTTGGTAAATAGTTTTGTATCATGTCAAATCCCTTCTGTTAATACTCTTAAATGTTTTATTGTTACACCATCTATATCGTGTACATATTCCTGTATGTGTTCTTTAAACTCTTCGTCAACCCTTCCATCCGCAGGAATAGGATATTCTTCAGGGTCTACTTCAAACGTTATCATCATTTTAACTCTTACCGTCATTGTAAACCTCAATCAGTTTATTTAAATACCACTGTGCTTTCTTTAAATCTTCTACACCGTTTTTGTATTCATATCTCCATATGTACTTTAGTATATTACCTTGTAAGTAATACTTAAAACCTTCATTAGTCGAAGCTTCTATAGCATCAATAGTTTCAATACCTGCTTTGTTGTAATGAACAGGATGATTGACCATATCCTCTGCTTTATCTTCTTCTCTCAGTCTTCTTGCCATATAATCACCATGCCTTTCCATTATGCGTTTCCTTCTGTATCTGATTTAAAGTTTAATGTTATTACGTTTCCTTCAACATCACTAATTTTATCTATAGCACACTTGTCCTCATTTGGCAAGTATAGATTAGCTTCTTTTTCACATTCTATTTTAAATTTTTCATTCTTATCCATAGTAGGAATAGAACCACATACTAGTCTAGCAAAGTGCATCATACCATAATAGTCTTCATCATCTAACCTGTTAGCATCAGATGTAACTATTTTTACAGATACTTCTCCTGTCCATATTAAATCTTTATCTAGGTGTGGTTTTAAAACAAGTAGAAAGTCTTCAGGTTCATAAGTTATTTTCATGCTTTTCTCCTTTTTATTTTACTACCCTTAAACTTTATGAAGTTAGGGTGTTTGTTTTTACCTTTTTCTTTTAGCCAATCTTCAGGTATTATCCTATCATAATATCTAAAGTCATGCTTTATACACCACTCTGCGTATGTAGATTTCGCACCTTTGCTTAGTTTACTTCGACTGTTTGTAAATACAAATCTAATATCTAGCTTAGGGTGTTGCTTCTTTATGCACAGATGTTTTCTTCTATCTGCTGTTAAAAACCTACCTTTGGTTTCTATTATTATACCATTGTTTAGTATAAAGTCAGGGGTATAGGTGCGGTATGCTAAGTCCTCCCATTCTATCTTCATACTTTCATATGAGTAGTTATGTTTTAGCTTGGTTAAGTATAAAGAGAGGGCATGTTCTAACCCACTCCTATACCCATACTTTATAGCTTCTCTTCTTATTTTATGCGGAGACATCTATACCTCTGCAAGACTTATATACTGCACCATTTTTGGTTCTTTTGCCAAAGACTTCTGTGCAGGTAACTCTTGTAATGTGCTCCAACAGTGTTGTCTAAAATCACAGAAAGTACAATTTTTATTTAAAACCATGTTACCTGTAGGTTTACTTCTAAATGTTTCAGGTTCAGGTTCAAAACATCGCACTAACTCTTTACTATTAGCTTGTTCTATTGTCTTTTCTATTGTGGCTATTTCTTCTTTTAAGTCTATGTTATCTGCCTTAACATATTTAAATTGACCATTGGCTTTATTTACAACCCACCAACCTCCAATCTTTTTATCTGATGCAACTGCATATCCTGCTAATTGACCCACGTAACCAAAGCTGTCACCATTTTTTAATGTGTCAATAGATTCAAACTTATATTTATACGACCAATCAGAAGCAGATTTAATATCGTCAACTGCTCCGTCAACTACAAGGTCGTATGTTCCTGTTATGTTTTTGCCATCTTTTAATTTTAAAGTTACTGCTTCACTGTTCTGATACTCTACTCCTGCTTGTGTTAGTAAAGCTTTAAATACAGCTTCAACAATATCTCCTATCATCATATTCATAACAAAAGTAGTTGGCTTAGATGATGCTTTGTCTGCATGATTCTTTGCCCACCAAAGTTGGCAGGAGGGTCTACCTATATTAGACATTCTATAAGTAAACCCACCTCTTTTGCCACCATTGAATTGACGATTCAAAGCATCTTTAACATCATTAGCAACGGTTTCTATAACAGATTCATCCATTTTAGATTCACCGTCTACTACTTGTTGCAGATACCTATGAACTGCCAATTCACCTTTATGATTCATTATTCTATGTCCACAAAAGTTTCTACAACTTCTAATTCATCATCACTCATTTTATCAGTAGCTTTCTTTTGCCACTCAGCAACAATATATTCATTGTAGTTCTGCACCCATGCCATGAAGTCAGCAAATAGGTCTTGGTCTTTTTCTTCAATAGCCACAGCTTTATTAGTATCAATACTAGCTATTGGAAGAGCATAAGGATTACCATTAGGTAAAGCTTTTTCTTCTGTAGTTAAATTGATAGTATGCTGAATAGGCAACTTCTTTATCTTAGCTAACTTAGTAAAAGGTTCGCCTAAGATTTTAAAAGCATCTCTATTATCTATTTCCCATATAAAAGGTTTACTAATAATATTATGCTCTACTTTATCACTAGTCATGGCATTAACCATATCTACTGTACCAAACAGAACTCTTACTCTTTTGATTTGCTTAATTAAATCTTTAGTTTCTTGTGCTAAAGCATCAAAGTCTTTTATATACCCTGCTGGTTTTCCACAATTAAAGTTACCAAAGTTATCTTTCAAATCAATATTAAGATTGTCTGCCATGATAGTCTTTTGATATGAACCACGTTTCTCACCGTCTTTTGGGTTAGAATTAGTGATAAATCTCTTATACATAAATCTCTGCAAGTATGGTCTTATGACTATATTATCACAGTAATATGTATTATCGTCAGGTACTTCTAGTTTGTAAACACCACCATTGATAGTCTCTACTTTAACCGCCTTACCGTCTATTTCCATCTCACCCATGATAGGTGCATGTTGTATCTTCAAACGTGCAAGAGTATTAGTCTTCTTATCTGAAGTTGATTCCACAGCCATGCCCATAGCTTTAGCCATGCCTGCGTAATTATTTGTATCTATTGTCGTAACGTCTGTTATTGTACTCATTTGTATTTCTCCTTTCAATTAAGATGCCAAGTTATATCATATGACATCTTTAGTGTCAAGCCAATTATTACCTATTTTTGCTTCTAATAATAATGGCACATTTATTGTTATTTTAAACTCTTTCATTATAAGGGAATCAATGTAGTTATTAACATCTTTTATTATATCAATTACCTTTTGTATTTCATCAGGATGAACATCAATGACAATAGAATCATGTACAGTATTAACTATACAAGACTTTAAAGTATTTAGTTTATCATGTATATCCATCAAGACTAAAGGAACTATATCTGCTGTAGCAAAACTTTGTACAGGATAGTTCTTTATTTGTGTAAAGTTTGACACTTTGCCACTTGGGTATCTGACTACATCAGGAAAGAAAAACTGTCTACCTGAAGGTGTCGTTATCTTACCTGTGGTTACAGCTTCTTTAGCCAATCTGGAGTGCCAAGCTTTGATTCCTTGATACTTTTCTGTGAAGTGTTCGTAGTATTTTGCTTCCGCAGGTGTTCTGCCAAATCCTGTTGCTCCGTATAACGGTGCAAACGTATGTGCTTTAGCAGTCTGCCTATCCGTTGGCTGACCAGCATCACTGATAACTTTAGACGTATACGAATGTACATCAAATCCAGTTGTAACTTCCTCAATAGCGACCTCATCTTGTGATAAAAAAGCAGCTGTCCTAAACTCTAACTGAGCAAAGTCTGCTTCCAATATTTGTCCACCTTCCCATCGTGAAACAAATACTTTCTTAACAGGGAACGTACCACCTCTAGGCATATTCTGCATGTTGGGGTCTGCTCCACTGAATCTGCCTGTTGCAGTTCTGTGTTGTAGTAGCCTTACGTGTAACTTACCATCAGGCTTTACATATGTTTTTATGCCATCAACAAAAGATGACAGGTAAGTATCTAGGGCAGACAGTCTTTGTAAATCACCTAAGAACTGTATTGCTTCTTGATTATTATTCTTTACAGATGCGGTACGAAGCACATCTAACATAGATTTATTAACACTAAATCCATTATTACTTATCCATTTAGCATTAGGTGCATTAAATTTAAAACCTGCTACCAATTTAGTAGGATTAAAAACGTACCCATTACCACTGCAAGTAGTACACTTGGGTAACTTAACATAAGGTGTTCCATCTTTTTTTACCTTTCTAATTACACCTGCACCATAACAGGTGTTACATTGTATCGCTTTAGTCTTATATAATATAGTAGAGTTATTATCAATAGTAGTTTTAAATGTACCCTTGCTCATGTATGGAGTAAAGGCATTTGCCCATAGAGATTTATCATTAGGCTTACGACTAAAAATAACCCAAGACATTTGTTCAGGACTATTCAGGTTAACAGGTGTATCTCCCATCAACTCTTTTACTTGTACGTTTAATCTCTTCTCTGTGTCTTGCTTTTCTTTTTCAAACTCTGCTTTAACTTCATCTAGCTTAGTCATGTCTACGGAAAAACCTGTTCTATATATGTGAGCAAGAGTAACAGCTACACGATTAGTTAAAACAACTATGTCCATCAAACCTGCATACTTCTCCGTATATAGCTTCTTGTATATGACATCACTAAGTTGCTGTGTAGCATGTAAGTCTGCTGACAGGTAAGAAGATAGTTCATTATGCGGTATCTCGTCAACACCTACACCTTGCTTAAAGTATTCTTTTAATGTGTCTTGTTTCTTAGTATCTAAGTTATGTCTTTCTGCACAAGCTTCTAGCGATAGAGGTTGCTTCTGACCACACTGTAATATGTATTCGCCTAACATAGTATCAAATACAGGACCATCATACTTGAAGCCACACTCCCATACCCACATCAAGTCATGTACTATGTTGTGACCTATAAGTATAGTAGCTTCATCTAATAGTTCCTGTAAGCCTTCATAGTTATCTCTAAATAAATATTCTTTACCTGTGTCTGTAAGACAACCAACCATAACTAATTTATTATCTGTTTCAAATGGGTCTAGGTGTAACTTACCACCTCTATTTGTTACTGTATTTTCTACATCAAGTGTTAGTTTCATTTGTATACTCCTCTTTTATTTTGTTCAGTATACTAATTGCTTCTTGCGTGTCAAGGTAAAACCATTCAGAATTAAATTTTTCTGCAATCTTTTCTGCTTCTCTGTGTGCTTTCTTCTCTGCTTCTCGTCTATTATATACTTTAACCTTATGTATTATAGTATAATCCCTATGAGGAGAGCTTGTTTGATATGCCATAAGCCTATCGTCTGCATCAACTGCCATACCTATTTTATACCAACCTTCCCATACAGGATTGCTGATTATATATACTTCCCCAACTTTACTTCTAGTATAGTTTTTTAATGATGCAAAAGCTGCATCTTCAAATGTTTTATAGTGACCTTCTTTCCACAAAGGATGTGATTTCTTTATGTACTTACCATTTACAAACATACGTTCTTTATTCTTCTTTATGTTTGACCATAGCCTTCTTCTATGACCACTTGGAGACCTATACCACCATTCTTTACCATCAAACTCCATGTTTTTACCTGTTATACTCATGCTCCAAACCTCCCTGTTTCAAAATCAAATTCGCAAGTAACTCTACCATGCCAACCTGACAATTTATTTTTTGCTAATACTATGTGTCTAATACCATCTTCTCCTTCCTGTACTCCTTCTGTTGTTCCTTCTGATGGGTTCTTTGCTAACAATAACATTAGGTCAGCTTCTGATGCTTTACCTGTCTTTGAACCTTCCATCATACTTTGATTTAATTGTACTCTACCTTCTGCTTCTGCACTCAACTGTGACATATAAAACACAGCACAGTTATGTCTTTTAGCTATCTCTCTTGCGTGTATTGCATTAGCTTTTAATGCTTCATCAGGTCTAGCAAATCCTGCCTGTGTTGCAAACTTGTCACCTATATCTACAACGACAACATCAGGATTATAGGTACGACATACCGCTTCTACCCATGACATGTCTTGTCCAATAGAATCTACAATCTTAATATTCTTTCGTAAATCTTTCCAACTATTCCATACTGCATCTTTATTTGCAGTAATATCTTCCTTCTTAAATCCACTTGCAGAAGACAAGTATCGCATGGAAACTCTGTGGGCAGCTTCTTCATTACAAAGCACAACACACTTAGCACCCTGCCTAGCGAAACCATTTGGTCCTGCTAGTAAGGAAGCATGAAAGGATGTCTTACCTGTGTTTGACCTAGCACCCACCATTATCAGGTGACCTGCATTTATACCTTCTACCTTACGTGTTAATGATGGTATGTTAAACCCCCACTGTGTTTCAAGGGAGTTCTTAGCCATTATACTTTCTATACTTAAATCTTCCCACTCAACATTTAGTATGGGAAGAAAATCATCATTGTGTTTGCTAATAATATTTCTAATGGGTTCAAGTGAGGATAGACTGCCATTAACATACTCAAAGCCAATGTTAGCAATATCTTCACCAATAATTTGACGAAATAACTTAGACAAAACATCACTTGCAATGTCTGCACCAAGAGGTTTCTCCTTCTTTATCTTCACAAACAAATCACCAAATGCCTGTTTCTGTGCTGTTGTCAAGCCAAAATTACTAGACATAAATAGTGCTTCTACTTCATCAGGTGTGACATCTCTGCTATACTTTGTCATAGCATTATCCACAACCTTCTTTATCTTCCTGACATCCTTACTAAACAATCTATCAGGACATTTATAACCACGATGGTCATCATAAAATGATTTATCCATCAGGCTTCTTATCAGTGCTAATTCCATGTTGGTTACTCCTTTGGGGTTAAATTATATAAGTTGTTAAAGTCTTCTTCCTTACGATATTTTAAATCATCTATTAGTTTTAGCACCTTAACATTAGGTACTACATCTCTTATTTCTTTAGCAAATAGCAGTGTCTTTGGCAGTGCATCAGGGTCTAGTGCTATTATAGCTGTCGAGAATTGTGAAAGATACCTCTTATGTGATTCTGATAATGACGTACCCAACACTGCTACCCCAACATATACTTCATTACCTACAACTGAAGCACTCACACAATCCTCAACAACGACTGCGACCTTACCATATCCATACGTAAAAGGCAAGTCACTTTTTCCATATCTTTTCCATTTAGGTAATCTATTTGTTATAGACCTACCTACTGCATCTACCATTAAACCACCTCTGTAGACAGGAAATACTACTCTTTTTTCCTTGACATCGTAGTGTAAGCATAATGATACATTGTCTATGCCATACTTTACCGCAAAAGTAAGCACTTCCCACCTATCATTGTCTAAAATGACGTACTCAGGTAGTGCAAATGTGGTATTTTCTTGTTCTTTTTGTGATATAAACTTATTTTTTATATCATTTGCAGATATTCTTATTTTTTTTGCTCCTGATAGCTTACAAGAGGACTTATAACAGTTCCACAAAAGCTTACCCATGTTGTTTGTAACAGTAAATGTTTTGTAGCTGTTACAGAAAGGACAGTTTAATCTTTTAGATTCCCCTATACCTAACTGTAAATCATCTAAATAATCATATATATGTATATTCATACTATTTCCCTGTCGGCAGTTAAAATGTTAATTATCATACTTTTCTCGAAGTGTCAATGCATTTTTTGCAGAATCAAAAGTATTCTTTAAATATGGCTTCACAGACTGTGGATTTGCATGACCTGTGACAGACATTATCTGACCCATTGATACACCTGCTTCCACCATCTCAGTAGTACCTGTTCTGCGTAAATCTGCTATTCTTAGCTCCTTTGGTAAGCCTGAGAGAGTTATAGCATCTCTAGCTACCTTTGATAGCCTATGAACCGTATAAGGCTTGTACGACCCCCTAATCGCTTTTGGGCAAGGTGCAACATATTCTTGAAAGTCATAATGATTTTTCTGCTCTTGTAACATTTCAAATAAATTTTCACTAATTGGTAGGTGGACAGTTGCTCCCCTTTTTGATTGCTCTAGGTTTAGTATACCCTTATTAAAATCTATGCTATCAAACTTTAATAATCTCATATCCCCCACCCTTTGACACCATTCATATGACATCTGTACAATTAAACCTACACTTCGATATTGAAAACTAGAGTAACAGTAATCTAAAAATTGTTTTACTTCATCTCTTTGCCACACTACTTTTCTAGGCTTAACTGTTTTACGTTTAAATGTAGAGAATGGATTTGTTTCAGTAAAACCCATCTCCATTCCATACGAATAAACTTTCCTAGATATAGAACATACATAGTTAGCCAAGTATATTCCCCTGCCTAACCATTCTTCATATGCTCGTCTTGCTTTGTTACCTGTCAACTTATTGACATTCATATCCCCAAGTTTTTTGGAATCAATTTTTGTACTTAGCATAACCCCAATACAATATTGATAATCTACTTTAGATTTTTCACCTAACATATTGAAATCACTAGATTTATAGTAGCTGTTAACAGCATCTTGTACTGATAATTTATTCATACTTTCTCCTTCCAAAATTGTTGCACTCCCCCCACCCATGACCGTACAGGAAAGTCTGTCATTGAAACAGACAAACTAACCCATACATTATAAAAAATATTACTAAGCCAAAGAGCACATCCATTATTTTGTATACTCATAAGAACCACTCCATCTACTGTAGTGACCATGTTCACATTCTACTTTAGCACCTACGATACTAGCAAGTTGTTGTTCCATTCCATCAATCTTACATATCATGTCGTAGTCTATTGGACATTTATCATCTGTCATAGAATTAATTTGTCTTAAATCTTCAAGCATATCTAATATTTGCTTTGCTTGATGCTTAGTTAAGTTTAGTATTTTATTTATTTCTTTTGTTTTCTTTTTAGTCATGTTACACCTCCAATGCTATATAAATACATAGTCCTATTATTAATAATTTACCATAATCTAAGTCATACTTAGTACTCTCTCCATACTTCTCTTCAAAGTGTGCTATTATTCTATGCCACATATTATTCTCCTTTCTTTTTATCAATGTATATTCTCATGTGTGTTGATTCAGCTTTGCTCTGACCCCAATAAGTTGCACCTGTTCCTCTTAACTCAGGCTTTATGTGTTGTCCACGTACTCGCATCTTATAAGAATCTCTGTTAAGATATTTCTTCATAGTGTCAACAAACTCCTGACCCTCTGTGTCGTTAGGTATCTCGCTGAACATATAACCACACCCTTTAGGTTGATTGTTGTAGTAGGAATCTTTCCAAAACTCAGCTTTACTTACTTCTTTCTGATACCTTTCTTTCCATATGTCAGAGGTTTCACTATCGTTAACAGATGATATGAAGTTATCTTCTGCTAGTTTCTTGTAGTTTTTATATTGATTATTCAACTCTTCATATGTACTCTTCTCAATCATGTTCATAGCTTTCTCTTGCCACTCATCACGTTGTTTAGCTAACCTAACTATCTTATGACTTAACTCTTCTATAGTTATATCACTAAACAATTTATCATATCCTCTTTCTTTCATGCTACTTCTCCTAATCTGTTATATCTATTGCGACTATATCATATTCATTAAGCATGTCTCGTATTTGCTCTACACTATATGCTTTAATATAAATATAAGTTGTAAAAGTTTCGCTACCATCTACTTTCCATTCTACATAATATCTATTCATCTTTAATCTCCCATCTATAAAATATGTGGTCATCTATTCGTGTTACATACGTCTTAGTATCTGCCCAACTAGGATTGACATAGTGTGCATGGTAGTGTGTAGCACCCTCAACAACGTCATCTAGGTGTCCATTATATACACCATTAGCAATGTGCATAGCATCTCTCCATGCCTTATGTTCTTTAGGCTTATCACTCTTGCCATCACAGTACCAACTGAATTGACACCTATTCTTAATAGGAAACTCAGGTCTCCATTTATATGTT